GTACTTGATCCCTGGCGGTAAGGTCGCCTGTAGTTGCTGCATGCCTGCCTGCTGTCCCAACTGCACCGCTACATGCTGCATTTGGCCTGCTTGCATTTGTGCCAGGGCTGAGTAGTGATCGATCTGGTGCTGTATAAGTTGTCGGAGTGTCTGCAACCTGTTTCGCTCATAGAGAAACGATGCAGGCACTGTCTCACCGTTCTGTTGTGCCTGTGCGATGTCCTGCATCAGTTTGTCCAGTGCGGGTTTAATGGCGGCCAGCGTGTGCAGGTGAGCATTATTCAGGACACGCTCTGCTGTTGCTTCGTGAGCGAGCAGTTGCGCCCTGAATTTCATGGTCACTTGCTGTATCTTGCTGGTTGTGCTCACCTACTGCGCTCCTTGCTGCTGTGCTTGTGCAGGTGTCGCTTCAGTTGGTGCTGTCCCTGGTTGACCCGGTTGTGGTGGTTGAGCAGGTGGCAGCCCAACGCCACGACTATAGTTCTGTACCTGTCTGGCTTGCTCCTTTTCAACCTTCTGTGCTTCATTCTCTGGGTCCAGTCCTAATCCAGAAAGCAGTGTGCTGGTAGATGCGCCAAGTTGTTGAAGTATAAGTGCAGTTTGTGCCGCTTGTAGGTCATCATTGGGCAACAGACTCGACCAGTGGATATCAACGGCATAATTCTCATAATCTGCTATATCTATCAAACCAGCAATAACAAGTGCAGCACGTGTCAATTGCCTTATCATAGCGCCATAACTGCGTCTCTTCATTGTGGTTTTTTCTATGAGTGGCTGGAACATGAGAGCCAGCGCCACACCGCTGATATTGCCTTTGGGCAAGTCTGCCTGCCTACCCAGAGCAACGGCTGGCACCCTCGACTGCTCGTCCATGTCTGAGCGAATGGTTGCAGCAAAGTTGAGCGAGCTAGAAAGATCACTGCTCATCTCCAGGTTTTGCAGTTGCGCGCTATCCGATTGCAGGATAGTGAGATCGTCCACTGCCATCTGGATCTGGGTTGACCCGATACCTTTGGCCCACGTCTTTGGGTGTGCGTGATACTTGATAATGCGTGCTGTGTTCGACTGGATGAAGTTGAGTACACGGTTCTGCCTGATCAAGTCCTGTGTGAGATCGGGTATACCCCAACTCTCGTTAGGGTTAGGCAGGTTCTGGCAGGTGAAGATCGGAGGGAATGGATAAGGCCATGTTTGGGTCTCACCGACTTGCTCCCACTGCGCATTGATCCCACCAATGTTTTTATTCTTGCGTTGGAAGTTGGCAATCTGCCATGAGTCGTCGAGATCGTACTCACCAGCGATGCCAGCAAAGTTGTCAGGGTCAACACGGGCTATGATCTGCTTGCACTGCATATCGTTCGGACCAGGATACTCAATGATGAATGCCTGGATCAAATCGCAGTCGTCAGGAGGTGTCACGATGCGCACAATCTGTGGGTCGAGTGTGACCAGGCGTGGATACTTCATTTGGCCTTGTGGTGGTATGAGCTTCATGAATGCCTGTCCACAGACGCCGCCATTCATCGCGAGCTTGGAGAGCAGCGACATCTTATCGTCATCGTCACCCCATAGCCCGTCGATGTAGTCCTGAATGTCACTGGAGCCAGTGGGTGTTTCGTCTGAAGCTTCGATCTTGAGTGGTTGACCAAAGAGAAAGCTCACACCCTTATCAACCACAGGAGCACAACGATTGGAGATCACGTTGTCATTGAGCTGGTCACGACCGATCTTCAGCGGGTCGCCAAACTCACCACGGTAAGATTTCCACGCGTCTCGCATTGCCCTCTGACGTTCCAGGTCGGCTTGTGGCGTTGGCTGTTGTGCTAGCATCTGCATGGTTGTTTGCTGGCTCGGTTGTGGCTGTGGTGGTGCAATCATGCCAATCCTCTTTTCTTGCGACGATATGCAGCCCGTTTCTGACGTCGTTTGATCTTTCGCAGGCGTATTGCGCGTGGATCTCGCTTACGAACATACACAGGAATGTGACCACGATAGGAGATGGTGTACAAGGTTTCTTCGTTGGGTCCCATATCCATGCGTATCCAGTTAATAGGTGTCGATGGTGCCACAACTGGCGTGAAGGTGATATTTGTGAACTCAAGTGGTGGACTTGTAAATGTATATGTCCAGCCTCCAGAACGCGATTCACGTACTTCTGGCATGCTGAATGCAGCAGCGAATAGCTGGTCATAATAAAAATCGCTTTGCTCATTCATCTCCAGAAGCCTTTCACATAGGAAACGCCCGAAGGTTGGGTGTCCAAATGTGCAACCATATAGCGCGTTGCATCGCAGTTGTGCACAAGAATGCCATTGGCGAAGTATGTGCCCTCTTCTCCATCTTGCGTCTCTACGGTGAGGTTGTAGACATGCCGTCTGTTTGGGGAAAGCATGATGGTGCCAACATGAGGGACTTCCTCCTCCGCATTATGTGAGACCAGAAGATCACCATATTGCAGGTCTATCAGTGGGGTAAACCCTTTGCCAGCAACATACACAGGATGGTTAGCGGTCCCTATCAATTGCTTGTGATTTGACAGCCATACCGTGTGCACTGGTGCCCATTGTTCGGTCATACCTGCCTCTTTCACACGCCGATAGTCATACTTGCCGCCATTCATGGTCAAGACATAATCCCCTGCTTTGATCATCTCGATAGGCACATCTCCATGATCGGTAGTTACCAGCGTGCCAGCGACTAGGCAGGCGTGGTCATCCTCTTTCACTGGCTCCTCTTTAGGTCCATTGCTACCCTGTTTCCACACATACCCTTCGATTTCTTCCTCGAAACATGTCGGTTTCTTACGAGCAGCCAAGTCTGGATCTCGCTCAACCAATGAGTCCTCAAGAAAGTACAAGCGAGGCTTGCCATCACCAGCCGGGCGCAATCGGGCTGCTACTGCTTGAATGCCATCACTTACCGTCTTCTTTGCTGCTGTGGTGTTGAGCTTGAGATGTCTTTCCAGCGTCCGACGATCTTCTATGTCGTGGTCACAAATAATCGCCTGTGGGAGTGGATCAGCCCAATCAGCAGGAAGCTTTTTATACTTAGGGTGATCTGTTGGCAGTAGGTGAAACCACCCAGACGCAACTGCAATATCAATGGCATGGTCCTCTACCAATCTGTTCGTGCGATAGATTTCACGATAGCGATATAGCCTTCCATCAGGATCAGAGGCGAACCACTGACATACAAAGGGGTTCGTGTACCCCAGGTCTATGCTTAACCACCTTCTCCATGTGGGTGGAATTGGGAAACGTTTGATCACATTGACTGAGCGAGACCACTCGCGCTCATATATAGCCCCATCAGCCGCCGACCACATCCCATACCGCAATCGTGAAAGGCGAACACCTGTAAGCCCTCCAAGCGTGCCAAAGATATATTCACGCCCTGCCGCTGTCCAATCGTTGGTCTTTGCGTCAAAATAACGTGGATTATCCTCATGTGTGGAGACAAGACGTGTTGTGATGCCTTCATTCATCCGAACATTGAGCCAGTGTTGTGGTGATCCGGGGTTGCAGTCCATGATGACTTGAGGATATGGCGTCTTGCCCTGCCTAAGACGGGAGCGAACAAACTCTAAATCTTCGATGGTTAGCTCGGTACTCTCATTCAGGTACGCAATCGAGAATTCCCAACTTTTAATTTTCTCAGGTTTGTCCAAACCATTAACAATGAGAGAAGATCCATTGGGATATTCAAATGCAGCAGGCCTTATCCTGTTACCACCAAAGTAGCGTATGCCCTCTTCAGGATGGATCATCTCTCGATAGGTCGCAACAGCAGAGCCAGCAAGAGCAGTGTTCGTCTTTCTTGCGACCAACGCCTTTGCACCTGGATACATTGTCAGCAGCATATGAACCTTGAACAAGGCCGCCACCGTCTTCCCCGTTCCGGCAGCTCCATCGAGGCAGACCTCTATATCTCGACAAGCGCCAAGTGCAAGGTTTGCGCCTCTGAATTCTGGTGAGGCAATGACCATCTGAGCAATACTGTTACTCACTCTTTTGCACCTCACCAAGATAGCCAGCAGGAACCTCCCGAATGACTACCATATTACTGCTCTGTATATCGCCTTTTGTTGGTTTTTCTAAGCCCATCAGTTTGCTGCGACGATCTGAAATCGCAACAATTCTATCCACAGCGAAAAGAGATGCTCGTTTCTTTTTCTTTACTTCTTCATCGTCATCCTCTTTAATTTGCAGGTCTCCACCATCATCAGGAACCGCAAGAGGCCAAACAGCAGCATGAAGACGATTCAGCATATCCAACTCTTCACGACGCAATTCATCGATGTTCTCACTAACAGTGCGCTCTAGTTCTCGCTGGATAGCGTTGCGAGCTGCACCTGGACTGGCATACCCGGCACGTCGTGCGATCTCATCGAAGGTCAAGCGTTGAGCACGAAGTTGCACAGCCAACGCCGCCCGATTGGTTGCGTTGACATCCCGATTTATTACCTCTTGTTTATTCGTTTTATTGGTTTTTCGTGGTCGTGCCATGTGTTTCTTCCTGCTCTATCTCCACCACAACTCGCTCAACATCCCTCGGCTGTACCAGCCCATAATCAAAGTACCTACGTCGTCGTGTGCCCTTGCTGTACATGTTCACCACAGCCGTAAAACTGATCACCTCACCACTGCGCAGCCTCATTCTGGACACCGGGTCTTCTGGTGTGAGTGGCATCCACACGTGATCGGTCATCAACCTACCCCTGGCGTCCCTCACATCGAATATCAGCATGTAGTGCTTCTCATTGCCACTTGGCTTGGTGTATTTGCCAAACTTCACGAACACCGCTGAGAACACACAACGGTTCCCATGCAGGCGCTCCAGTCTTTTTCTCACGCTCGCTACGAACCTTCTACCGAATAAACAAAGCAATGACGATGTAGATCAGTGCGAGAAGAGCAACGATGCCATAGCACACGGCGCGAATGTATCCACGAGCAATGGCCGACGAGATGGACAGGTCTGCACAGCGTACGAGCACGAACAGGACCAGGACGAAGGTTGATTGAATGAGTACTGACATGTTGCCTCCATACAAAACAAAAAGCGCCTCCAGAATCGCGGTGAGGCGATCTAGAGACGCTGAGCAATTATCCCTACAGCACTTTGCAGCGCCAGATAACATGCGAAAAGCATCTGTTCCCACTTTTCAGTGAGCATTGGGCCCGCAGGGAATTGAACCCCGTCCGTCTATGTTGTAGACTGCTCTACCATTGAGCTATGGGCCCATAAAGGGAGACTCGCCGATTTTGATTTACATCGTCAGGAGAGTCATGGACGATGACTGTCAGGGTATCGAGCGGGTCAGGTGAGTGACACACGAAC